ACAACTCTTCAATCTTCATTACAAAATCAGATTGAATCATTTGGAAGTCACATCTTTAAAGATGGGTCTATGGTTATACCTGGTAATATAGTTTTTGACCAACAATATTACTCTGTTAGAATTAACAATACTCATTTAGGTATTCCAGTATCGTTATATCTGGAGCAGTTGAAAGGATTAAGATTAAGAGGAGAGCAGTCAGGTATAATCTTTAACATTGATAGTTTTGAATTCGTTGGACTTGAAAATGATGTAACTGATTTAACAATATATGTAAAATATTTACAATCAGGTTCTGACAATACCATATCCAGTTTGACTGATGGTGAACAAATCATAACCGAATCATCATTTGTTTATGGCAATACTGCAGTAAATGAGGGAGAAACTATATTAACACTTGTGGATTCAAATGCATCTGCGACTGGATCTGCTGTTGGAATATCATCTGGTACATATTTCATAAGAGGATCATTTGTTGATGTATCAACTGATAAAATTGTATTAGATCCATATTCAAATCTACCATCATATAGAGTTGGTCTTAATATTGATGAGCAACTAGTAACTGCAAAAGAAGAAGATTCATTATATGATAATGCAAGAGGATTCTCTAATTTTGCTGCACCAGGTGCAGATAGATTAAAAATCACAACAACATTAGCTAAAAAGAGTCTTACTGATTTTAATGATACTAATTTCATTGAATTATTGCGTGTTGATGATGGTGAAATCAAGAAAATAATTACAAAGTCACAATATTCTCTTATTAGAGATTATTTTGCAGAAAGAACATTTGATGAATCAGGACATTACTCTGTACAAAAATTTGATGTACAGGTTAAAAATTCTTTAAATGATGGAGTATCAAATGAAGGTATATTCAGGTCTAATGAAATAACAGATCAGCAGAATACACCAACAGATGATTTAATGTGCGTAAAAATATCTGCTGGTAAGGCATATGTAAAGGGGTATGATATTGAATTAACTGGTGCAAATATTATTGATGTTGATAAACCAAGAGATAAGCAAACTGTTGATGCATCATTAGTTCCATATCAAATGGGAACTATATTAAGAGTTAATAATGTATTTGGTGCACCAGCTCCTAATATTAAAGATGATTCAAAATTTGTTGAATTATATAATCAAAGAACAGGTTCAAATAGTGCTGGTACTGGTGAATTAATAGGACAAGCAAGAGTATACTCATTTAATGTAAGGAATGCTGCCTATAAAGATGACTCAAGTGAATGGGAATTGCATTTATTTGATATACAAACATTTACAAGACTTGTATTAAATAGTGCTGTTAGTAACACTGAATTACCAGATGCCTCATATGTAAGAGGTTTAAGTAGTGGTGCTACTGGATTTGCAATATCTGCTGGTGGTGCTAGTACTGTAGTTAAATTAACACAAGTTACTGGTTCATTTATTGCTGGTGAAGGAATTATAATTAATGAAGATCCAGAATTATCACGTTCTATACAAACGGTTCGTATATTTGGTGTTGAAGATATTAAATCAGTTTATCAAGATGCGTCTGCTTTAAGTGGATATGTTGCTGATTTTGTTGCTGATACTGTTTTAAATCGTAAAATTCCAACAGGATTTAATGTATCAGATACCTTAAACATAAATGCAGCAGGTATTGCGACATGTGCTGGAAAGAGTTTTGCAGGTATAAAAACTGATACGATTGTTAGATATACTTTACCTGGAGAAACAACTGAAAGATTTAATAGAATTACAAAAGTAGAAAATGATGGAATTACATTAACACTAGCAGCAGTGGCAAATGTAACTGGTATTTGCAATGGTGCATTGCCCTCTGGTGCCTCTGTAACACCTACATTTGCATTTGGAGTACCAAATATCAATCTTAATGAAAACAAAGGATTGTATGCTCGTATAGGTAATGATAATATATCAGATATTAATTTATCAACTGCTAATCTTGTTGTAGGAACTGATATTACTGGTGAGTCTACAGATGGAAGTGGTGTTCTTACATTCGATTTAGCATCGAGTGGTATTGGAAGTGCATTCTATGAAGCATTTGACGAAGAAAGATATTCAATACATTATTCTGATGGAGCAATTGAAAGTTTAACAAATGATCAAGTTGTACTTGATACTGCTAGTCAATCTGTAACTATCAATGGATTAAGAACATCACAATCAAATGTTGTTGTTAGCACAACTCTTAAAAAACAAGCACTAAAGAGTAAACAGAAGAATTATCTCAGAAGTCAAAAAATAGAAATTCTAAAAACTGCTGTTGGAATTAATACAACTGCAAGTGGAATGGAACGAAGCACTGCTTATGGTTTAAGAGTTGAAGATAAAGAGATTTCATTTAACATTCCAGATGTTGCAAATGTTGTTGGAGTTTTTGAATCTATAGATACAAATTCACCAATTCTTGATAAACTTACATTCCCAGATGGTTTAAGTTTAAATACAACATCTATAATTGGTGAAAAGGTTTCTGGTAGAACAAGTGGTGCTGTGGCACAAATTACGGCTCAAATATCAGCAAATCAAATAGAAGTTGCATATTTGACACCTACCAAATTTACAATAGGTGAAACAACTGATTTTGAAGAATCAAATATCTTAACATCATTACAAGATATAACAGTTGGTAGTTTCTTGAATATCACAAATAGATATGAACTTGATAAAGGTCAGAGAGAACAATTCTATGATTATTCAAGATTGGTTAGAAAACAAAACTTCCCACCTGCTACAAGAAAATTATTAGTAGTATATAATTCATATACTGTACCATCAAATGATGTTGGTGATTTTTATACAGTTGCATCTTATCCAGAAGAGAGATTTAGTTCAGACATTCCTACTTTAGAAGGTGGTTTAAGAGCTACTGATACTATTGACTTTAGACCAAGAGTAACAACATATTCTGGCAATGAGTCACCATTTGCATTCCAAAATAGATTATTTGGAGGAACAGGTAATGTTAATCCAGAGTTTATTGTAAAACCAAATGAGAGTTCTATTGTTGGATATAATTTCTATCTTCCAAGAACTGATAAGTTAGTATTAGATATTCTTGGAAATGTAGCTGTTATAAAAGGAACATCTAACTTAAATCCAGTAGCACCTCCAATAATTGAAAATGCAATGGAGATTGCAACAATTGAACTACCTGCTTATTTGTATGATCCAGATGATGCGATAGTAAAGGTAGTTGATAATGTAAGATATACCATGAGGGATATCGGTCTTCTTGAAGGTAGAATTGAAACTTTAGAAGAGATAACATCATTAAGTTTATTAGAACTTGACACAAAAACATTACAAGTACAAGATGTAGATGGATTATCTAGATTTAAGACAGGTTTCTTTGTTGATGATTTCAAAGATACAAATTTACTTGATCTAAGTGATCCCGATAACAAATGTGCAATAGATGTTGCAAATAAAGAATTAAATGTTCCACTTGATTTCTGGTCAATTAAACCAGAAGTGGCACTTAATTTATCAACAAATGTTGATACTGCAGATTTCTCAGAAGATTTAGAACTATTAGATCCAAATGTTAGAAAAACTGGTGATCTTATAACTTTAGATTACACTGAAGTTGATTTCTTAGAACAACCTTTAGCATCTAGAGTTGAAAATGTTAACCCATTTAATATGGTTGACTTCACAGGTACTATTGATTTAACACCTCGTACTGATAGTTGGGTAAGAAATATCCAAGTAGATGGTGGTGAAAGAAGAATTACAGGTGGATTTAATGGTTCATTTATCGACACTATAAAGACAAGTAGTGTTCCAGATACACATATCAGATCAAGAAACGTTGTTTTCCACACATCTGGTTTAAGACCTGTTGCTAGATTCTATCCATTCTTTGATAGCACAAGTGGAATTGATATTGTACCTAAGTTAATTGAAATTAACATGATCAACGGTATCTTTGAAAAGGGAGAAACAGTTGATATATTTGATTCAACTGGCGTAAATGTATGTACTTTACGATTAGCACAATCAGATCATAAGAAAGGTAGTGCATTATCACCATCTGAAACATTCAATGCTAACCCATATAACACATCAGTTTCTTTAGGTAGTAGTTATTCTGCATCATCTTCAGTATTAAATGTGGATATTAATTCACTAGGAGATGAAGCACAAGGTACATTCTTTGGTTTTATTCCATTAGGATCAGGTATTACTGTCTTAGGAAGGTCTAGTGGTGCACAAGCAGAAGTTTCAGATGTAAGATTAGTTGCAGATACATTCGGTGATTTATCTGGTTCATTCTTCTTCCGTGATCCACTTGCTTCTCCACCACCTCCATTAAGATTTAGAACTGGAACAAGTACATTTAAGTTAACATCTAGTTCTACAAATGCTGAGAGTGCACCTGGTAGTTTACTTATAAGTAGTGGTCAAACAACATATCGTGCAACAGGAATAGTAGATTCTTATACTAACACGTTGGTGATCGTGAGAAGACCACCACCACCTCCACAGGACGACGATCCTCTATCACAGTCATTTACAACTGATGAAACTGGTGCATTTATTACCTCTGTTGATTTATTCTTTGCGAATAAAGATCCAAATGAAAAAATAACAGTTGAAATAAGAGAGATGGAGTTAGGAACTCCTACCTTACAAGTTGTGCAGGATTATGCTCGTGTTGTTGTCAACCCTGATGATATTAATATATCAAGCAATGCAGAGGTAGCAACTAACGTTAAATTCCCATCTCCTGTATACTTAGAACCAAATACTGAATATGCTTTAGTACTTCTTGCTCCTACAACTAATAATTATGAAGCATGGATTGCTCAAATGGGTGAGAGAACAGTAAACACACAAAGTTTACCAGATGCTGAATCTGTTATTGTTACTCGTCAGTATATTGGTGGTAGTTTATTCAAATCTCAGAACGGATCAATATGGACTGCTAGCCAATTTGAAGATCTTAAATTTAAATTATATAAGGCAAAGTTTGCAACAACACCTGGAACTGCATACTTCTATAATCCTAAAATGGAGAAAGGATCTGCCATTATTGAAAGATTAACTCCTAATGCGATTAAAACTTTACCAAGAAAATTAAAAGTTGGTATCGTAACTACAACTCATGCATCCTCAGTTGCTAATTTAGCAATAGGAAAGCAGGTAAGTGATTCAACATCAGCAACTGCGATACAAGGATTCATTGAGAGAGTTGGTGGTCCGATACAAACACTTGCAGTTACATCAGGTGGTGTTGGATTTGATGCAAGTCAAACATACAACGGTGTTCCTCTATTTGCAATAACAGGTAATGGTTCTGGTGCTACTGCAACGGTTGCAACTAATAGTTCAGGACAAGTTTCATCTGTTTCAATTACAAGTAATGTAGGTGGTAATGGTTATGCAGTTGGTGATGTTGTAGGTATAACAACAAATGGTGTCACCAAAGGATCTGATGCACTCATAACAGTATCAGCAACAAATGGAACAGGCACATTATTCTTGAACAATGTTCAGGGTGAAGAATTTACTTCAGGTCAACCAATCGTAGTTTATGAAGGTTCGACTGCAACATCTTATGGTAGTACAACCATTACTTCATCAGCAACATATGATGATAAGTTTACTGGTAATGTAATTGAAGTTGATCATTACAATCATGGTATGACAGCAAGTACTAACTTGGTCACAATTTCAGATGTTGTAGCTGACACAAATCCAATTGTTGTAACAGATGCGATTGATGTTGATGATTTAGTAATTTCAGTTGCAAGCACAACTCCATTTGCATCCTTCAACGGAATATCAACAAGCAGAGGATTTGTAAAAATTAACAGTGAAATCATTTATTATGATAGCATCGGAGTTAATCAACTAGGTATCGGCACCAGAGGTGTAGATGGAACAGTTGTAAGAACTCATGATACTAATAGTGTTGCATTCAAATATGAATTGAATGGATTTGATTTAACCAAAATTAACACTAATCATAATATGCCAACTACTACAGCATTAGTAAATGCTAATGATATTGATAGGTATTACCTTGAAATTAATCGTGGTGGACAAGCAAGTGGTGATAGTCAGGTTAGTTTTGCAGCAGAACAAAATGTTGGAGGAAACAACATCTTTGCATCTCAAAACTATCAGTTCAATCAAATTTTCCCACAATTCAATGTATTCACTCCAAGTGATAGCACAACTCTAGAAGCACAAATCCGCACAGTATCGGGTACAAGTGCTGGAGGTGGTGAAGCACCTTTCATAGATCAAGGTTATGAAAATGTTACTTTGAATCAACCAAATAGACTTAATACACCTAGATTGGTATGTTCAAGAATAAATGAAACAACTAGATTAACAGATTTACCTTTAAATAGATCTTTCACAATCGGTGTTCTATTCCAATCATCAGATGAAAACTTATCTCCGATATTGGATACAATGAACGGTACGATAATTTATCAAAGAGCTAGATTGAATTCTCCTATTCAGGATATTACTAAAGATGGTAGATCTGAGAGAACATCTGGTGATCCTCATGCAGGAGTTTACATTAGTCAAAGAGTTGACCTTAAGAATCCAGCAACTTCATTGAAGGTAATTGTTGGTGCTTATCGAGATTCATCTGCTGACTTCCGTGTATTATATCAGTTATTCAGATCAGATGGTGCTGATACTGAACTTGCATATGAGTTGATGCCTGGTTTTGATAATATGAACGATACAGATGGTGACGGTTTCGGAGATCAAGTGATTGATGTATCGAAAAATACTGGTAGACCAGATGCTTTTGTTCCTGCAAGTGCAGAGGGTGTGTTTAGAGATTATCAGTTTACTGCTGATAACTTAGATGAATTCACTGGGTTTAAGATTAAAATAGTCTTTAGTGGAACAAATGAAGCATTTGCTCCTAAACTAAAAGATCTTAGAGTTCTAGCATTGGCATGATACCAGTAGAGGGTCACAAAAACTTATACAGAGATGAAAAATCTGGGGCTATCATTAATTGTGATAGTCTTGGATATTCTCAGTATAAACAACGAAGAAATCAAAAAAAGATTGAGAGAGATGAAATAGATAGTATGAAAAGAGATATTGAAGAAATAAAGAATTTGCTAAAACAAATAGCATCAAAATAGACGGGTTACTTTAAATATAAATATACTTTAGATCGTGATATTGTTTTTACATGGCAGTTTACGTTAGTAATCTTACCGTTAATACTGGAACTACTTTTTCTCAAGTTTTTACTTTGGAAAGTGCTGCGACAAATTCTGCTACAGATTTAACTGGATTTACAGCATCTGCACAGATGCGAAAACATCCTGGTAGTAGCAGTGCTACTGATTTTTCAACACAAATCATTAATGCCACTGGTGGTAAAATACGAGTTGGTCTTACAACAAATCAAACTGTTAATTTAAAACCAGGTAGATTTGTATATGATGTCTTAATTACTGACACTTCAGGTGAGGTAACAAGAGTTTTGGAAGGTGCTGTTTTAGTTAGAGAAGGAGTTACGAAGTAATGGCAGATATCAAAGTAAGAGTTGGTCAGAAAAATGCTATTAAGGTTACATCCTCATTAGCAGGTAACGCAGCAGGAAGTATTGGTGAATTAAGTGATGTGAACGCCAGTAATCCACAGAATGGTATGGTTTTAGTGTACAACAGCACCACACAGCAATGGACTGGAACTTTAGAGTTAACTCCAGGTGCAACTCAAAATTTGGACGTAAACGGAGGTAGCTTCTAGAAATGGCAAGCATTATACGAGTAAAAAGATCGACTGGTACTTCAGCACCATCATCTTTACAATTTGGTGAAGTTGGTGTAACCCTGAGTGGTGGAGGTACGCAAGGTAATAGTGGTGATAGATTATTTGTTGGAGACAACGGAGGTAATCCACAGGTAGTTGGTGGTAGATATTTTACAGATTTATTAAGTAATACTGCAGGTTCAGTTGCGAGTGCTGCTAACGCATCAACTGCTGCGAATGGATTTGTTGCAATTGTTGATCAAAATAGAAAGGTAGATCAATGGAATGTTGATAATTTAAGATTAGATGCAAATGTCCTTTCATCGACAAATACTGATGGTGATATATTCTTTACACCAAATGGTGCTGGTGAAGTAGTAATCGGAGATGATATAAAACTCGCATTTGGTGATAGTAAAGACGCAAAAATAGAATATGATGAAGACGGAGATGATAGAATCAATGTAACAGGTGCTGATTGGGTCTATGAGAATGGTGTAGCAGTTGTAATGGCAGATGTGACTGATTCATCTACCAAAGACACTGGTGCTCTTATAGTCGAAGGTGGAGTCGGTATAGAGAAGAGTGTTAATATAGGTGGTAATTTAGGTGTTACTGGTGTATCAACATTTACAGGTATAGTTACAACCACTGGTGACTTATTTGTAGGTGGAGATTTACACGTTGCTGATGATATCTTCTTTGATGAAGCAACAATGCGTAACTTAAAAGTTACAGGTGTTTCTACTTTCCAAAGTGATATTCACCAGACAGGTGGTGTTTTTCATGCATTAGATGCAAGAGTTGGTGGTGTTGGTATATCATCAAACGTAATTTCATCATTACCTAATACTGGTAATACACTATTCATTGACCCATATCCAGATGGATTGAGTAATGAAGGACAAGTTATTATTAAAGGTGACTTACAAGTTGACGGAACAACTACAACAGTTGATTCATTTACAGTTAATTTAAATGATCCAATCATCAATCTTGGGGTAACTACAAGTACAAGAACTGTAATGCAAACAGCAAATGCTGGTGTTAGTACAATTAAGATTGACACAGCTGCTGGTATTAATACTGGAGATGGTATTAGTGGAACTAATGTTGCATCAGGAACCACAATTTCAACTTTTGATTTAGGTGAAAAATTAATTACACTTAGTAATGCTGTTCAGGTTGGTGGTATTGCAACTACAACTCAACTTGAAGTAACTTCAAATGTTGACACTAATACTGATCGTGGTGTAGCATTTAACTATAATACAAGTGCAGGTTCAGGTAATAACAAGGTTGGATTCTTTGGATATATTGACACTGATTCCAATACCAATAGTAATGCACCAGCAAGGTCATTTACTTACATACCTGATGCCACTTTAACAGGTGATACTGCATCTGGCACAAGAGGTTCATTAGACATCAAGAATATATACTTCCAGTCTGGTGATTTTGATACCACTGGTAATGGTATTGTATACTTTGATACTACAGGTAAGCAGGTTGGTGCTGCAGGTACTGCTGCTGGTATAACTACTTCTAACTTTGTGTTAACCACTAATGCTGCTGGTATACCAAAATGGACAACAACTCTGGATGGGGGAACTTTCTAAAACATGACAAGATCTAATGATGTTGATGTGAATGCTTTGATTAAAATTTATAACCAAAAAATTTCTACATTAACCAACCAAAATATTCTTCTTGAAGCAAAATTGCAAACAATTGCACAAGACAACTTGGATGCTCAAAAAGAATTACTAGCAGAAAAACTTGAACTACAAGAAAAATACGAAAATCTATTAGCAGATATCGAAGAGGAAGATGGCCAAACCGACAACTAGACAACAATTAATAGATTACTGCTTGAGAAAGTTGGGTGCACCCGTTTTAGAAATTAACGTTGACGATGATCAGATTGATGATTTAGTTGATGATACGTTACAACTTTATAATGAAAGACACTTTGATGGTGTTGAAAGGATGTATTTGAAATATGAAATTACTCAGGGTGATATTGATAGAGGAGTTGGTGCAGAGGTAGCTGGTGAAAGTAAAGCAAATAGTAAAACAGGTGTTGGTATAGTTACTACAACTACTACATCAACAAATATACCTGGTTATGGAACAACAACCACTAATTTTTACGAAAATTCTAATTTTTTACAAATACCAGATTCTGTCGTAGGTGTTAATAAGATATTTAAATTTGATACTAGTACAATATCAGGTAGTATGTTTAGTATTAAATATCAATTATTTTTGAATGACTTATACCAATTTAATTCACTTGAATTGCTAAATTATAGCATGGTAAAAAGAAGACTTGAAGATATAGATTTTTTACTTACACCTGAAATACAAATAAGATTTAATAAAAGACAAGATAGATTATATCTGGATATTGATTGGGGTGCTCAAAAAGCAGGTAATTTCTTAGTAATGGATTGTTTTAGGGCATTAGATCCAGACACATTTACCCAAGTTTACAATGATTATTTTGTTAAATTGTATTTAACAGCATTGATTAAAAGACAGTGGGGAATGAATCTAATTAAATTTAGAGGAACAAAGTTACCTGGTGGAATTGAATTAAATGGAAGGGAAATATATGATGATGCTGAGAAAGAAATTGAAAATATAAGACAAAAAATGATGCTTGAGTATGAGTTACCTCCACTCGATTTTATAGGGTGATGATTGATGGCATTAAATCCCTTCTTTTTACAAGGTTCTCAAGGAGAACAACGATTAGTTCAAGACTTAATAAATGAGCATTTAAAAATTTACGGTGTTGAAGTAACTTATATTCCCCGAAAATTTGTAAGAAAACAAACAATTATAAAAGAAGTTCAATCATCTGCTTTTGATGATAATTTTTTATTGGAAGCATATGTAAATACTTTTGATGGTTATGGTGGTCAGGGTGACATCATGACTAAATTTGGTGTAAGTTTAAGAGATGAACTTACAGTTACAATATCAAAAGAGAGATTTGAAGATTTCATATCTCCATTTTTAGAAGCAGATGATGATTATGAATTATCATCAAGACCTCGTGAAGGGGATATTATATTTTTCCCACTCGGATCTAGATTATTTGAAGTTAAGTTTGTTGAGCATGAGCAACCTTTCTATCAGTTAGGAAAAAATTATGTTTATCAACTTAAATGTGAACTCTTTGAACTTGAAGACGAAGTATTCGATACTGATGTTGATGAAATTGATTCACAAATCGAAGATCTTGGATATATTTCAACATTACAACTTATAGGAGTTGGGCAAACAGCAACAGCAACAGCACAACTTAATACAGTTGATAGAGGATATATTCGTGAAATTGTATTAAATGATGATGGAAGTGGTTATACAAGCACACCAAATGTTGCTATTTCAACTGCACCTAATATTGCAGGTAACGTAAATGCAACCGCAGTTGCGATCACAACAACAAGAGCAGGTGTATTTTCAATTGAAAGAATATTACTTACAAATGCTGGTGCTGGATATACTACTGCACCATTAGTTACAATTACAGGTGGAGGTGGTGTAGGTGCTGCTGCTACAGCTGCTGTCGAACAAACAAACTTTGGTATTGTTGATTTCTTAATTACAAATAATGGTGTTGGATACGCTGCGACACCTACGGTTTCTATTGTCGGAACAAGCACATCACCAGCTGCAGCAGAGGTAAATCTACTAGCAGATAATACAATATCTGATATATTAGTTAAAAATGCTGGTATTGGATACACTCAACAACCTACAATTACAATTGCAAGTCCTACAACAATACAGGGAGTTGGTAATTTTGAGAGAGGTGAAATTGTTAGAGGTGTATCATCAGGAATTGAAGCAAGAGTAAAAGAATGGGATTCAGATACTCGTATTCTTAAAATATCTAATGTTGGTATTGGAACAACAATGGCAGCATTTATACCTGGTGAAACCATTCAGGCAACTGAATCAACATTCTTTGATGTTGGTATAACAACTGCAGCAACAATTGGTATTACAACAACAATATTTACTGGTATTAATACTTCAAGTATATCCTTGAATCAGGAATTAAATCAGGTTGAATTTGGACAGACTATTATTGTAGGAACTGGTGCAACTGTTACAAGTATTGGTTCAGGAACAATTACTATAAGTACTCCTTCGTTAAATACTACTGGTGTCACTACTGTGGTTTCATTCGGATCTACTGTATTGTCAAATTATGCTCTAGACTTCTTTAACGAACAAAATCAAGACACAACCTTTGAATCAAATGAAATCATCGAATCTGAAGCAGATGATTTACTTGATTTCTCAGAAGGTAATCCATTCGGTACATTCTAATGTTAGGACAATACTATTATCACGAAATACTCAGAAAGACTATAATTTCTTTTGGTACAATTTTTAATGACATTCATATCCGTCATCGAGATGGTGCAGGAAAAGAAACGAGTGACCTAAGAGTGCCTCTTGCTTATGGACCTATGCAAAAATTCCTAGCAAGAATCGAACAGCAAGCAGATTTAAATAAAGCAGTTCAAATCACACTTCCTAGAATGTCATTTGAAACCACAAATATTGCATATGATGCAACAAGAAAAGGTGGTATTACTCAAACATTCAAAGCATCTGATGGAAGTAATTTAAGAAAAGTATTCATGCCAGTGCCATATAATCTTGGTTTTGAATTAAATATTCTTGTTAAATTAAACGATGATGCATTACAAATCATAGAACAGATATTACCATACTTTCAACCATCATTTAATATCACTATTAATTTGATAGATGTCATTGGAGAAAAAAGAGATGTTCCAATTGTATTAGATAATATTTCATTCCAAGATGATTACGAAGGTGATTTTGCAACCAGAAGAGCATTAATATACACACTTAATTTTACTGCAAAAACTTATCTCTTCGGTCCTGTATCCGATTCTTCCGAAGGACTTATCAAAAAAGTACAGGTCGATTATCATGCATCTGTTGATAGAGAAACTGCAAAAAGAGAGTTGCGATTCACTGCTACACCTCAAGCACTTAAAGATTATAATGATGATAACACTGCAGTTCTCAGAGCAGATTTATCAAAAACTAAGACTCGATTTGATATTAGTGGAACATCAGCCTTGAGTGTGGGTATGAGAATTATTATAGATAAAGAAATAATGAAAATTAAACAAATCGTTGATGCGAACACAATTGTTGTAAATCGTGGGTATCAAAGTGTTTCTGCGACACACATTGAAGGAACCTCAATTGATGTACTAACAGTAGCTGACGATTTATTGGTTGAACCAGATGATGATTTTGGATTTAATGGTAATGTTGAAACTTTCTTCGACTCCAAATCATATAGTCCAACTCAACAGAAAGACATTTAATGAATACAATGACTAACTATGATCCCATTGATAAAGCGTTAAACACAAGTAGTGCTATCGACATCACCCCAAATGCTAAACCTGAAAAGGTTGAGTCTAAAGCAAAGGATGATGTTCAGAAGGACTACGACTATACTCGTGCTAATTTATATTCATTAATTGAAAAGGGTCAAGAGTCATTAAATGGTATTATGGAACTTGCAGGTGAAAGTGCAAGTCCAAGAGCATATGAAGTTGCAGGACAGATTATAAAATCAGTTGCAGATACGACTGATAAGTTAATGGAACTTCAAAAGAAGGTAAAAGAAGTTGATGAAGATAAAAAACAAACACCTAATACAGTAACTAATAATGCATTATTTGTAGGTTCAACTTCTGAATTATCAAAGATGTTAAAACAAGGAATACTAAATAATAAAGAGGATTCCTAGTTCTTATGAGCGATTCTATTACTATAGAAAATTCTGATGGACAAACTTTTGCAGAAGTAATTGATGTTATTGGTGTGTCCGAAATAAAGAAATCATTTCAACAATCAGTTAAAGAAAATACACTTCACAAGTGGTTCAAAGGTTCAAAATCAAAAGATGGCAAACCTGGTTGGGTGAATGTTGTCACTGGAGGAACTTGTGCAAGTGATGAAAAAGGTGAAGGTACACCTAAATGTGTATCGTCTTCAAAACGTGCTAGTATGACAAAAGCAGAAAGACTTTCTGCTGCTCGTAGAAAAAAGAAAGCAGATCCTGGTCAGCAAGCAAAATCTGGTGCTGCAAAACCAACTTATGTTTCAACTGATAAACCAAAAAAGAAAATGAAAGAATCTTATACTGTAACTAATGCTGATAAGAAAGGCAATACTCCAGCATATCAAGGTTACAAAGCAGGAAAGAAAAATGTAAAGACTGGTAAACCAATGTATAAAGCAGCAGATCATATGAAAGAATCACATTATGGTAAATCAGTTAATAAAATTCCTGCTGAGTTAGACAAAGCAGTATCTATGCATAAGAGTCAGGCAAAAAGATTGAGAGACTCTGAGGAAGTTAAAAAAGACGCAGGTAAAGCAGCAAATGCAGTTCCAGCACAACTTGATAAAGCAGTTGCATTACATACAAAACAAGCAAAAACTTTGAGAAAAGCAGGTATTAAAGAAAATCTTTCAAACTGGAGAGAAGAGATTAAGAGAGATGAGTATGGTGATCCAATTGGTGGTCCAAAGATTTCAAAGAAACAACTTAAGAAAAATCTATCATCAAATACACCTGATGAGCAACATACTACAGCAACAAGTGAAGGATATATTGATCTACCATTAGAAGTTGAAATACCAAATACCGAATCGAAATTTAGATTAGGTCTTATGTTCCGTGAAAGTTTGGAACAAGATAAAGGAATGCTTTTTATATTTGAAGAGGTGGGTCAACATTCATTCCATATGAAAAATACTCGTATACCACTTGACATTGCATTCGTCAGAGAAGATGGAATTGTTGAGAGTATTAAACAATTAACACCTAATAGTGTATTGCCAGTATATTCAGATGGTGAAGTATTATTTGCAATTGAAGCAAATCGTGGTTGGTTTACAGAAAACAATGTAGAAATTGGAGATGAGATAGTTCTAGGAGAAGCAAAAGATAAGAAGGGTAAGGGTAGTGGCACAAAAGATGCTTGTTATCATAAAGTCAAGTCAAGATACTCTGTATGGCCAAGTGCATATGCATCTGGTGCATTGGTTAAGTGTCGTAAAGTAGGTGCTGCAAACTGGGGTAATAAATCAGAAT